AAGCAAAGTAAAGAGAAAGTAAAAGATAAAGACTTGGTCGAATCCGACGCAACAAAAACATCAAAAGTGACGCAATCAGATCAGTTTGATCAATTCTGGGCTATCTATCCAAGGAAGGTTGGGAAGCAGGCAGTTTTTAAAATATGGACAAAGTTGAATCCGGACAAAGACTTGTTTGGGAAAATTCTTCAAGCGGTCGAAAAACATAAACAGTCGGAACAATGGACAAAGGACAATGGTCAGTTTATTCCGAATCCCAGCACGTGGTTGAATCAAGGACGCTGGGATGATGAATTGCCTCAAGGAAACGGAAAGGCGTATAATCAAAGACAACAAGCACAATCCGACCGGAACCGGATCAGGGAAGATCACGAGTATGATGACCCGACCGACATATCAAACAGTCCAATTTTTCAGGCATGGTATGAGAAAGAGAGGAAGGAGGCAAAGGTGTGAAGATAAAAGAAATTGTTAGGGGCATGGTTGATCAAACGGAAACGTGTCCGGAGTGTGGAGAAGCACGATTCAAAGAGATTGGGGTTTGCGACGACATCACAGGAGAATCAATCAATTTGCAAGTCAGAGTGGCTTGTGAATGTGAGATCGAAAAAGCCAAAGCAGAGGAAGAACGTTTTAACCGCATGCAGGAAGAACGACGAATCCGCCGGATGCGACAGCGGTGCTTACCGGACGACAGGCTTCACGCTTTCACGTTTGATAAAGACGATGCCCCTGACACACAGGCATCTAAAACCTGTCGCAAGTATGTCGACCGTTGGGAGAGGGTCACAGAGAAAGGTTACGGGCTGTTGATTTATGGCACAGTCGGCACAGGTAAAACCTTTTACGCCGCCTGTATCGTGAACGCTTTAATTGACAAAGGCATCGCCGCTGAACTGACGACGATTACACGAATCCTGAATACGGTGGCGATTGAAGATCGAGATGCGGAATTGGCAAAGCTGAACCGCTTGCCCTTGATTGTGATTGATGATCTAGGTGCAGAACGTCCGACCGATTACAGCCGGGAATTGGCCTTTACGATTATTGACGAGCGGGTGAAAGCCGGGAGGCCAATGGTGGTGACAACCAACCTGACGGTGGCCGAAATGCGGAGTACGTCCGAAACGGCCTTGTTGCGGATTTATGAGCGTGTGCTTGAAGCGTGTCCGATCCGGGTTGGGTTGACAGGAAAAAGCAGACGGTTGGCAAACGACAAAGAAAATGTCGAGAACGCCATGCGAGATTTGTTTGGAGGGTGATAAGGGAAAGACAAAATGCGCACTTGACGATACGGAGGATAACCACAAATGAGCAACAAGAAGGGTGAATTGAAGTGTTTGTCGAGGTTTTGTTCATGTTGTTGGAAGGAGGCTTTGTGTGAAGTTTTTATTATGGTTGGCGTTGGCATTGATCGGAGTTCCAGTGGGTGCGGTTTATTTGGGGATGATTATCAGCATCGTGATTAAGACGGTCAGATCGTTTTTGGACGAGTGAAATAATGGCGTGGCGGAAGTACAGACTGCTTGTTTGTATCGAGGAAGGCGACGAGTTGGAACTTCCGCTATTTGTGACCGATACGGTCAAGGAAATGTCAGAATTGACGGGTGTCACGCTGGGCATGGTTTATTACAGCATCCGGAAAGGCCGGTTTGTGGAACGTGCGGAAGGCTTTGTCCGGGTGATTGACTGCACGGAGGGGGAATGATGGTCGAGTTTTGGAGCCTTTATTTTTACGGCTGGGGCTATATTCTGGGCAGGCTGGTCGGCATCATTCTGATTATTTTATTTATTCGCTGGGTGTGGCGAGAATTGAGGAAATGATCCCGATTAAAAAATACGCATATACGCTGTTAAAATGGGAGCAACGAAGCAGACATGGAAACCTGTTTCGTTTAGTCTCCTTTCCGGGTGGGCGTGACTTCGGTTGCGTCCACCGTCAAGCATGTTAAAGGCTAATTATGAAACGATACGAGAAAGTCAAGCTGGCAGACATTAGGCCGTACAGGCGCAACGCTAAGGTTCACCCACAGCGTCAGAATTAACGCACAAAGATAAATGCAAAAATGTCAAATAAGGGGCACAAAAATCTGATACCGCTAACAGAGCGGACGCCGGAGGAAGCAAGAGCGATCCGGCAAAAGGGAGCAAAGGCAAGTACAAAGGTTAGACGGGAGAAAGCGAACTTCCGAAAAGCCGCCGAAGCGATCCTTGTTTTAGAGATGCCCGAAAGTGACATGAAGAAGTTTCTGGAAGAATATAACCTGCCAACAACAATGGAATACGCCCTTCTGTTTTCGTCCATTTACGAGGGCATAAAAAAGGGAGACACGACCGCACTCATGCGGCTTCGGGAAGTTGTTCAGCAAGATAAACCGACCGAGGACAAGCAGGAACAAAGGGCAAGGATTGAACGGATCAAAGCCGAAACGGAAAAGATCAAGGAAGAAACGGCAAGGAAGTCAGGCGCAAAGGGCGCAGAAGTGGCCGAGAAACAAGCGCAGGCGATTGCTGACATGATTAACAGCCCAGAAGCGGAACGAGCGTTAGAGGACTATTTAGGGGCAGACGAATGACGACCGCTAAGATTATCCGAGCACACCCGGACTTGATCCCTTATGCGCCGTTGAACAAGAAACAGGCGGCTTATATCGTGCGCAGTCAGGTCGCCTGGCTGAATGTCTTGGAGGGCGGTAAACGGTCATCAAAGAACATTACCAACCTGATCGCATGGGCCATGTCGTTGGAAACACACCCGGACCGGATCCATTTGGCGGCGGGTTACACGCAGGGCACCGCTAAGATGAACATCATCGACAGCAACGGGTTTGGTTTGAAGTGGATATTTGCCGGACGTTGCCGTGAGGGTCTTTACCAGAACGTGGACGCACTTTACATCGACACACCGACCGGGCAGAAGATTGTGCTGATCGCTGGCGGCGGGAAAATCAACGACTTGGCAAGGATCAAGGGCTTTTCATTGGGTACGGTCTACATCACGGAGGTCAACGAATGCGCACAGCCCTTTGTGCAGGAATGCTTTGACCGGACGTTGGCTTCGTCCAATCGCCAAATCTTCATGGACCTGAACCCGAAACCTCCCCGGCATTGGTTTTACTTGGACGTGCTGGACTTCCATCAAGCGCAACAGGCCGAGAATAGGCGATACGGGCTGAATTATGAACACATGACGCTGGTCGATAATATGAGCCTGACCGATGAACAGTTAAGACGTGAACTGAAAACATACGACCGTGACAGCATGTGGTTCAAGCGTGACATTCTGGGTCAGCGTACAAGCGCAGAGGGTCGCATTTACGAGGGCTACCGATACAAGGATGTTGCCGTCACGAAACAATGGATCAGTGAACAGATGTTCATTGACTTCTCGGTTGGCGTGGACGTGGGCGGTACAGACGCAACCGTGGCGACATTGACCGGGTTTACGGCGAAATATGAGACAGTTGTCACGATTGACGGCTATTACCATAAGCAGGGTTTGAATGAGGGCAAGGACCATGCGCAATATGCGAAAGAGATCGCAGAGTTCCTTTATCCGTGGACTTTGGTGTATCCGAGACTTGCGACAAGTGTAGTCTTTGCAGAATCGGCAGACAAATTATTCCGGCAAGCCCTCCGGACGGCCTTAAATAATGCCGGGTTGCGACAAATGCAGATTACGCCATCGTACAAGAAGGACGGCATCCTTGACCGGATCAATACGATGCGGATATTGATTAACCAAGACAGAAAAAAGATCGCCGCACATCTGGATCAATGGTTTCAGGCGTACGAGATGGCGACATGGGATACAGGCAAGTACGCAGAAAAAGAATGGGTCCGGGTCGATGATGGGTCGTATCCGGTGGACTGTCTAGATAGCGACGAGTATTCAATCCAGCCGTACAAGCCACGGCTCTTAGTGGCTTCCGGTCAGCAAGAAAGGACAAGCGCATGAGTGTAATAAAAGATTGGGCGAAACGGGTCGTTGGCCGCTGGCTGAATTTAGTGGAGGCACAGGACAGATCAATCACCGTCCGGATGACTTCCAAGCATGAGATCAATGTCATGAAGAACCGGATCATGTACCGGGGCGACCCGTCCGAGCTGGACCAGTTCTTCAAGGCAACCGCCACCGATGAAGTGACAGCCGCCCGGTTCTGGGCATCTTCCCCGTCAAAGGGGATGCGGATCAGGAAAATCCACAGCGGTATCCCGTCCATGATTATTGACGTGCTGGCCGATATTGTGGTGGCTGATCTTCTGGACGTGACCTTTAAGGCTGACACGCAAGGCATTGACGAACTGGAAGTTTGGGAAGCGATGGCCGAGGAAAACCGGTACAAGAAATTGGTCACGAAGGCCATTCAGGAGGTGCTTGTCACGGGTGATGGAGCCTTCAAGCTGTCGATTGATACCGACTTGTCACCGTATCCGATCATTGAGTTCTTTGGCGGTGAACGGGTCGATTACAAATTCAACCGTGGCCGGGTCGAGGAAATCCAGTTCCTGACCCGGTACGAAGAAAAGACCAAGACCTACACGCTGGTTGAACGGTACGGCAAGGGATATGTGCGGTATGAATTATTGGACAAGTCCGGGAACGAAGTGGCGCTGGCGAATGTGCCTGAACTGGAAAACCTGACACCGGTCGAGTGGGAAGACGATTACATGATGGCCGTTCCCTTGATGTTTTACGATTCTCCATTGTTCGAGGGCAGGGGCAAGCCGTTACTCGATACCAAGACCGACAGCATTGACGCTTTGGACGAAACGATCAGCCAGTGGCAGGAAGCGTTAAGACAGGGCAGAATTAAGCGATATATCCCGGAAAGCATGATTCCCAGAAACCCACAGACAGGAGAACCCTTGCCAATCAACCCGTTTGATAATCAGTTCACCGCATTGGCGGACAGCATGAGAGAAGGCAGTGAGTCCAAGATTGTCACCGAGCAACCAACAATTCAATATCAAGGCTATGTCAATACGTACTTGAATAACCTTGACATGTGCTTGCAAGGCATCGTCAGTCCGTCCTCGTTAGGGATTGATGTGAAGCGCATGGACAACGCAGAAGCGCAAAGGGAAAAGGAAAAGACCACCCTGTACACGAGGGATAAGATCATCACCACCCTCCGTCAGGTGCTTCCCGTATTGGTATCCTCCTGTTTGCATGCTTATGCGACTTTGCACGAATTGACCATCGGCGGCGACTTCGAGGTCAGTATCGACTTTGGCGAATATGCCAACCCGTCCTTTGAGGCGCAGGTCGAAACCATCGGCAAGGCGGCAGTCAGCAACATCATGAGCATTGAGGCGCAGGTCGAGGAACTTTGGGGCGACACCAAAGACGATGAATGGATTGAGGACGAGATCAGGCGGATCAAGGCCGAAAAAGGCATCATCGAGTTGGAAGAACCGACTATGGTACCTCACGGCTTTGCGGAAGAAGTGACTGAAAGCTAATGTTCGGCTGGATTGATTGGGTGATTGCGGTCCTCATGGACTTGGAATTGAGCCTTTATCGGTCGATGGGGCGAAACTTACAGCGTCATCGACTGGAACAAGAGCGGCTGGGCTTCCGCTGGACACAGTGGCAAGCGGTCCAGCTTCGAGGATTAAGACGGTTCCGGCGCAAGTTATCCCGTGAAGTGGACATGGTCTTTGACGAACTCATGCCGGAAATCGAGAAAAACATTGAACTGGCGTACCTGTCAGGTCAGGAAACCTTTGACAAAGCCATTCAGGGCGCACAGGACGCAGGAATACGGCTTCAGCCCGTATCGGTCGAGAGTTTTGCCGGGGTGCACGAGGAACGCCTTAAAACGGTCATTCTGGACGTCAGGAGCGATATGGACAAGGCCCGGTACGGGGCGGCGCAACGAGCCGGGGCGATTTACGAGGATATTGTCAAACGTGCGGACGTGGCTTTTCAGACAGGTACCATGACTTTGCTTGACAGCGTGGAGTACGCCACCAAAGAAGCGGCCAAACAGGGACTGAACGCCATCGAATACGAGGACGGCAAGCGTGTCAATGTATCCAGCTATGTTGAAATGGCGCTGAGGACAAGCGCAAGACGGGCGGCCAATGAAGCGGAAGGCGTGAAACGTGAGGAATGGGGCATTTACACGGTTATCAGCCCGACCTTGCACAGCACGTGCGACACCTGCCAGCCGTGGCAGGGCAAGGTCCTGATTGATGACGTGTTCTCTAAAGGCAAGCCGGACGGCAAGCACCCGATGTTATCAGAAGCCATGAAACCGCCGTCGCATTTTCAGGGACCGAATTGCCGCCACCCGTTGACGGTCTACATCCCCGGCGTGACACAGATACCGAAACAAAGTGACTTCGACCAGACCAAATCCAATTATGAAGCCGAACAACAACAGCGATACATTGAGCGCA